TGGGAATACTGCTTGGCACAACGGTCCCGTCATTGAGGCACTGGAGCGAGGAGCAATCCTGCTTCTTGACGAAATCGACCTCGCTAGCAACAAAATTCTGTGTCTCCAATCCATCCTTGAAGGAAAGGGTGTCTTCCTGAAAAAGATTGGTCGGTGGGTAAAACCCGCTGCTGGTTTCAATGTAATCGCCACCGCCAACACCAAGGGTAAGGGTTCTGATGATGGACGTTTCATCGGCACCAACGTGCTCAATGAAGCATTCCTTGAGCGTTTCCCTGTGACCTTTGAGCAAACCTATCCTGCTCCTGCGACTGAGCAGAAAATCCTGGAAGGCATCGCTCTGGAACTTAGCGTGGAAGACTGCGAGTTCTGTAAGCGTCTTGTAGATTGGTCTGATATTATCCGTAAGACCTTTTACGATGGTGGTATTGAGGAAATCATCAGTACTCGCCGCCTGGTTCATATCATCCGCGCTTACAGCATTTTCCAAGATAAGGCAAAGGCAATTCAAGTTTGCGTAAATCGTTTTGATGATGAAACCAAACAGGCATTTTTGGAACTCTATGACAAGGTAGATGCTGATTTTCAAATGCCCACAGAACAGACTGAGGTTGCGCAGGACACTCCTTTCTGATATAATATGGGGAGGTAAAAAGTGCCTTCCCTCTTTTTATGATTGAACAAACCTTTACTATTAATATGACAGACAACAAAACTCATTTTTGGAAATACAACGAAGATAAAATTCTCAAAGATGTTGAAGATTATGTGACTGGAACTTATGGAAGTCACTATTGTGGTCACAATCAAGAATACAGCGACATTCAAACAATTGATTTGATGGCAGCAAAGGACCTCGCTCCTGGTTTCTGCCAAGCAAATATCCTAAAGTATGGAAGTCGCTATGGTGATAAGGATGGACGCAATAAGCGTGATTTGCTCAAAGTAATTCACTATGCTATGCTTCTTCTCCACTTTGATGGGCATTATACTCGTCAAGACAATGGACTTACTGAATTCTCCCGCTGATTATTATGAAACTCTCTGACAAAACTATGAAACTCTCTGACAAAACTCTGACTCTTCTGAAGAACTTCTCTTCTATCAATCAGTCCATTCTTTTTAAGGAGGGGAATAGTCTTCGCACTATTTCTGTGATGAAAAATATTCTTGCTGAGGCAACTATTGAAGAGGAACTTCCCAAGGATTTTGGCATTTATGATTTGAACCAATTCTTGAATGGTCTAAATCTTCACCATAATGCTGAACTTGATTTCCAGAACGATGGTTATGTCGTTATCAAAGAGGGTAAGTCTCGTTCCAAGTATTTCTTTGCAGATCCAAACGTAATCATTACTCCCCCTGATAAATCTATTTCTCTACCGAGTGAAGATGTTTGTTTCATTCTTGATACCAAAGAACTCGATAAATTGCTTAAGGCTGCTGCTGTTTATCAACTTCCTGACCTGTCTGTGGTTGGTGAAGCAGGTGTTGTGAAACTCGTTGTTCGTGATAAGAAAAACGATACATCCAATGATTTCTCTGTGGTTGTTGGTGAAACTGATGAGGTATTCACTTTCAACTTCAAGGTAGAAAACATCAAGATTATTCCTGGGAATTATGAGGTTGTCATCTCAAGTAAACTTCTGTCACGATTCAAGAACACTGGGTTTGATGTGACTTATTATATTGCTCTGGAGCCTGATTCTACTTTTGGTTGATGAACATCTTCGTTACTTCCCCTTGGCCTGCCGAGAGTGCTATTTGCCTCCCCGACAAACACGTTGTTAAGATGCCCTTAGAGTGCTGCCAAATGCTCTCTATCGTGGCATCAGAGAAGTGGGGACACGGATACGGCACTCTCCCTAAGGCAGATGGAACCCCCTACAAGACCGAGAAAGGAGCATTCCGCAATCATCCCTGCACCAAGTGGGCACTGGAGAGTATCCATAATGCCTACTGGTTAATCAAGTGGGGATTGAACTTGTCCGATGAATACTGCCTGCGGTATAATAAAACTCACTCCTGTTATAAAACTCTAGTGGATGCATACTATTTGTTTCCCAAGGGTAAGATTACAGAAGTGACTCCATTTGCTCGTGCTATGCCTGAGGAATGGAAGTTTGACGACACCATTGATACATTTGAAGCATACAAAAGATATATCTCATCCAAACCTTGGGTGTCTGAAAACTATCTTCGTATGCCTGAACGCAAACCTAATTGGGTAAACTAAATTATGTCAAGTGAATTTCTTCTCACGGAGAAATATCGTCCTCAGGTAATTGAGGATTGTATTCTTCCTGATGAAACTAAAAAAACCTTTAAGGAGTTTGTAGAGAAGGGTGAGATTCCTAATCTCCTTCTTGCGGGCCCTCCTGGTATTGGTAAAACCACTATCGCAAAAGCACTGTGTAACGAACTGGGAGCAGATTACTATGTCATCAACGGATCCGACGAAGGGCGTTTCCTGGATACTGTACGGAACCAAGCAAAGAACTTCGCTTCGACCGTCTCACTTACGGGATCTTCTAAACACAAAGTCGTCATCATCGATGAGGCAGATAACACAGGCAACGACGTACAACTCTTACTACGGGCGAATATTGAGGCATTTTATAACAACTGCCGATTCATCTTCACCTGTAACTACAAGAACAAGATTATTGAACCTCTTCACTCCCGATGTGCAGTCATCGACTTCACCATCAAAGGGAAGCAAAGAGTTCAACTTGCAGGTAGTTTCTTTCAACGACTTCAGTCAATCCTGGATGAGGAAAAGATTGAGTATGATCAAAAAGTCGTTGCAGAACTCGTATCAAAGCATTTCCCCGATTTTCGACGTGTTCTAAATGAAATCCAGAGGTATTCTACTGGAGGTAAAATTGATTCTGGTATTCTCGCTTCGTTCTCTGATGTATCTGTAAATGAACTCATCAAACATCTCAAGGAAAAGAACTTCACGGAAGTCAGGAAGTGGGTGGTCTCCAACTTGGATAACGATTCTCCTATCATTCTCCGCAGGGTTTATGACGCCTGTTATGACTCTCTTATGCCCGCCTCTATTCCTGCTGCCGTTCTTGTTATTGCTAAGTATCAATACCAATGTGCGTTCGTGGCTGACCAAGAAATTAACCTCTTAGCGGCACTAACCGAAATTATGTGTGAATGTGAATTTAAATAAAGGAAAAGAAAATGAATGTAAAACTAATTCGTATGTGGTCTGGTGAAGATGTTATTGCCGACCAAGTTGGAGATTCGGAAGACCAGATTGTTATTCGCAATCCTATTGTCGCTATCCCTGCTGGAAATGGTCAGATGGGATTTGCTCCTTGGTCTCCTCTATTGAAAGATAAAGATGTAGATTTGGAAATTTCTAAATCATACGTTGTTTATATTTCGGAAGCACAGGATCAGATTGTCGAACAATATGAGCAAATGTTTTCCGTGATTAAAGCGCCAAGCAAAAAGTTAATTGTTTGATGATGATTATTTCTGAACAAGATGCTCAGTGGGCAGCAGATGAGTTTATCAAGTATTTCTCTCAGATGGGAAATATTGAAGACTATTTGCGTTTTGTGAAGAAAGAAGTTATTCGGGGAACTAATACTCTCGCTCCACTTCATGATGAGTTTTTCAATGAAGACATTCATCCTGAAGATATGGAGTTTGATATTAAGTTTATTGGAGATAGATTCCAACAATCTTTACCGCAAGAACATTATAATAATCTTCTTAAGGTAGTATCTTCCCATAATAATGAATCAAATATTCCTGGAAGAGAACTTCGTTGGATGGTATTTGAGAAGAACACCAAGAAAGTTATTGGGTTTATTCGCTTTGGTTCTCCCACCATTAACTCAAAACCAAGAAATGAATGGTTGGGTAAAGTTCCTAATCTTTCCATTTTTAATAGACATGCTGCGATGGGTTTCGTAATTGTTCCCTCTCAACCTTTTGGGTACAACTATCTTGGTGGAAAACTTCTTGCACTTCTTTGTTGTTCTCATTATGCAAGAGAAACTTTAAATGAAGTATTTGAGAAGGATATTGCTTTATTTGAAACCACATCTCTATATGGATCAACAACAGATGCATCGCAGTATGATGGTCTTAAACCATTTATGAGATACAAAGGACTAACTGAAAGCAAGTTTCTTCCTCTTCTTCACGACGAAGCATTTCATACTCTTCATGATAGATTTACTCTTCTTAATAACAATACTCCTCTTACTGATAACAAAGCGTCTTCAAAGAAGATGAAGCGACAGACAAAGATGATTTCTATTATTCGCAATTCACTACAAGATAAAGAAAAACTTTCTGAGTTTAATAGTGTAATTAATACTGCATTTGCTCTAACGCAAAAGAAAAGATTTTATATCTGCGAGTATGGATATTCAAATGTTCGTGAAGTAATTCTTGGGGAACAAGAAGAACTTGTTCGTGGTCCAAACTGGGATAAGTATCATTTGGAAAATATCGTTTCTTGGTGGAAGAAGAAAGCAACCAAGCGTTACGAAAAACTTAAAGAAGAGAATAGGTTTAGAACCAAGGTAGAACTTTGGACAGATGATGATGACATTCAAATTATAAGATGATGGAACTTAAAGATTGGTTAAACTCAATTAATTTTACTAAAGAAGATTTGTCTGAAGATATTAAAGAATATCCTGCGTTCATTATTAACAAGTGTTTGTCTGGACAGATTGATTCGATTCTTTTTGCCAATGAAATGAACATGAATCATCATCTGGATAAAGATATGCAATATTCTTTCTATCTAAATAGTCTTAGGAAACGGAAGAGATTTTCTCCCTGGCTCCGTAAGGATAAAATCAAAGACTTAGAATGTATAAAACAATACTATGGTTATAGTAATGAAAAGGCATCTCAAGCACTGAAAATCCTGACAAAAGAACAAATTAACTTTATTAAAAAACGACTTGATATTGGAGGATCAAAATGACTACTACGGTAGAACCTGAAGTTCATTGGTCACAGGACCAAATGGTTGAGGTAATTCTTAATGAACCTGATGACTTTCTAAAAGTACGTGAAACTTTGACCCGCATCGGAGTTGCATCAAGAAAGGAGAAAAAACTCTATCAATCTTGCCATATTTTACATAAGCAAGGTAGATATTTTATTGTTCACTTTAAGGAACTGTTTGCCCTAGATGGTAAACATGCTAACCTTACGGTAAATGATGTTCAGCGCCGCAATCGTATTGCCCGTTTGCTTGCTGATTGGGGACTTATCAGTGTGGTGAACCAAGACCAAGTTTCTGATATTGCTCCACTCAATCAAATTAAAGTTCTTTCTTATAAGGACAAGGGTGATTGGATTTTGGAGCAGAAGTATAACATTGGTAAGAAAGGAAAAGGCGTAGAAACAGAATAAATAGTAAGTCGCCTTTCGTTCGCGACACGCTACAAACGGAATATCGCTACTAAGAGGGGTTGCAACCCCTCTTTTTTTGTGTTATGATATTCATGTTTAACGCCTATATTTGCCTTAAAATGTCCGTAACTACTTTTAGTCCTGACCAGTTTCCAGTGAAACTATTTAATGAGAAAAAGATAAGTCGGTGTACCCATCCATGGGACAAAACTCCCGTGGGCGGTGGTTTTTTTGTTGACGCTGCCTCTTGTAAGTCTGCACCCTCTCTTCCCGATAGACTAAAAAAACAGGGATATGTCTATGAGTATGCTAAGTTAGTTAACGATACTATTCCAGGAACAGTTCATAGCGTTACTGGGTATCTATTCTATCGCTTAAAGTAAAACCCGTAAAAAGAGGTTCGGTTTTCTCCGTACCTCTTTTTTTCGTTTCTTGTATAATTAGTATTGGATGCCGTAAGGGTCCACAAAACACAAACTCGCTTTTAAAGGAGCTACCATAATGAACAACCT